GCCGGCACCTTGTCAAACTTACCGGCCGGATTTAAGATGCGAGGCATCAGAGTCAGAGACGAAGCTCAACCGTTGCAGCCGGGCGAGTTCCGTGACGTTGATGCACCTGGTGGAAATCTTAGAGATGCGTTTATGCCTTTACCATTTAAAGGTCCAGACGCTACGTTATTACAGTTGATGGGCACAGTTGTTGCCGCAGGTCAACGATTCGCGTCTATTGCTGATATGCAAGTGGGTGACGGCAACCAATCGGCAGCCGTGGGCACCACAGTTGCGCTCTTGGAGCGTGGATCGCGGGTTATGTCAGCCATACACAAGCGTTTATATTCAGCTATGAAAACAGAATTTAACCTTTTGGCTGAAAATTTTGTAACTTATCTACCAGGTATGTACCCATATGACGTTGTTGGTGGTCAAAACCAAATATTTAGGACTGATTTTGATGCAAAAGTAGACATAATACCTGTTGCAGACCCAAATATCTTCTCACAAACACAAAGAATTAGTGTTGCACAGGCAGAAATGCAGATTGCAATGACAAATCCACAGATGCACAACATATATCACGCTTACAGACACATGTATGAGGCACTTGGGGTCAAAGATATTGACCAATTGCTGCCACCACCGCCAGATCCACAGGCTATGGACCCAGCAACAGAGAATATCATGGCGTTAAATGGTAAAAAGATACAAGCTTTTCCAAAACAGAACCACCAAGCGCACATGTCATCACATTTACAGTTTATGGGCACGACGGT